TGTTAATTCCTTGAGGCAAGCACTCCTGCTTCAAGGATTGCCTGTAGGCGTGCTTTCAAACGCTCTAGTCCTTTAAGCGTGTGAAACAGGTCCGAGCGGTGCTGGTCGTCACCAATAGCGGTGGTGCGCCACTCGTTATAAATGTCAGCCTCTACTTGTGCAAAAGCCTCCAGAAGAATGTGGTCTTCTAAGAGGCGCTTTGCGTGGGCCGCGTCATCAATGATTTGTTGTTTATCCATTAGATGAGTGGCCGATATTGCTGGATTGCCGTGTTGTAAACGTTCTGAAGTTGCTCAGTTGTCGACTGTGGGTTTAGATATGTCTGCCGCAGTTGACTTTGTATGTTTTGCGCCTGTGGAGCGGCAAGAAGGCCCTGCGAAACTTGAGAGCCAAGCTGTTTGTAGAGGTCATTAATATACGCACTGCGGTCTACAATAGGCTGAGATGGGGCGGTATATGTATATACTGGCCGCGTCCCCGTTGGTTTCAGGAAGTCAGACATCTGCGGCATTGGAACTGCTGATTGCAGTGATGCGAGTGTAGCACCAGGCGTAGATGCTGCGGCTTCTAAGCGAGACTGATACTGCTGCGCTACGTCAGGCGTAATGATGCCCTTTGCAGCGTAGTTGCCAAGAACGTCATTGACCGATTTAAAGTAATCGAAAAACTCGCCAGAGCGCATATTCTCAAAGCGGTCCTGTAGCTGGCCAAGGCGCTCCTGCGTCATTCCTGTGTTCTCAGGAGTTGCTGGGCCAAGATTTCCGCCAATCTGCGGGCCAGTTCCAGCAGTCCCAGCACCTTCATTCAATGTAAGGTTTACTCCGCCAGCAGCACTATCAATCAGATTTGTCGGCGTGGCAGCAGGAGTTGTTGCCGCTGGAGTTGCAGCCGGAGATGTTGTTTGCGCGGCAGTAGTCGCTGCAGGAGGCGTATATGTATCTAAACGCTGCCCACCAGAGAAGAACAAAGCCTCTGGTCCATAGCCATAACGCTCGTAGTCCGTGATGTTAGGATTGATCTGAGTGCGCGGTGTAAAGCTGGGCATAGCACCTAGAGCGGAGACGTAAGGCGTTCCAGTGCCAGTTCCACCACCAGAACCACCACCAAACAGGCTATTAAGACCAGATACGCCAAGACTTGCAAGTGTAGCAAGCTGTGTTGCGCTCAATCCAGTGCCAAGAATGCCGCCAGCCCCAGCGCCTGCGTTTAAGGCGGCAGTTTCCGCAGCGGTAGGAGTTGTGCGGGTTGATGCAGTCTCTGCGGCTGTAGTCGTTGCACCAGCGGCATTTGCAGCGGCAGCGGCAGCAACAGCGGCAGGAGTAAGAAATTCTGCAGGCAGAAGATTTGTCGGCTGCGTTTGAGCCGTTAAGGTTAAATCCTCTGCAGGATTTGGTGCAGGAGTATTTGATGTGGCTGCAGGCGTGGTTGTAGTCGCCGCTGCAGTAGTAGCTGCGGCAGCAGCGGGAACAACAGCAGGAATAGTAGAACCCGTTTGCTGCGCCGTTAGAAGCAAATCAGGGCCAGTTGTGGTTGCCGTAGGCATCGTATTTGTAGCGTTTGATGCAGCCGTTGTTCCAGTTGTTGAGCCAGCCGCGCCTGAACTAGACAATGCCGCAGCAGCGCCGCCAGTTGCCACTAATGCAGCAGCTTGTGCAGCGGTGAAACCTTTTGCCATCAGAGCGGTGACGACCAAATCAGTTGTAGCCGCCGCAGCGGCAGGAGCAGCGGCGGCAACTGTAGCCACAGGAGCCAATCCAGCCGCGCCAGCGGCAGTCCCCGCACCAGCAGCGCCAGCGCCAGTTGTCCCGGCAGCGCCCACGCCACCCAACCCACCAGGCTGCAACAGGCCAGCACCTGTGGCGGCAATCATACCAGCTAAAGCAATTTTCGTAATATCGTTAAACAGCGGGTTTGGCTCATCTGTGAAAACAGGCGACCAGCTACCAGTTTGGTTGCTTTCGATTGCCAGATTAGCGCCTTTTCCACCAGCAGCAGACAATGCGTTGCTTTGTGCAATCAGGGCTTTAATTTCTTCAGGCGTGTTCGCTGTGGTAGTTTCACCAGTGGTTTTATCCACCAAACGATACGAAACACCAGGAATGGGTGCAAACTGCATACGCTCGTTAGCAAGGTCGTTACCAACACTCGCGCTGCCGATTAGCGAGTAAACAGGCAGATATGGGTTCTCAATGCCCATATTGGACAGGATGCCCTGCGTAGTGCCTGGAATAATGTCAGCGCCGCCATAAAGCTGCGTGTAGCGGTCCGACATACCAGTAGCTTGAGCAGCGGCCAGCGCCGCAGCCTGATCTGCTTGCGCCTTTTGGTAAGATGCAATGTAAGCATCAAGGTCGGCTTGCGTTACAACTGGTGCTTGTGAAGCCATTACATCATCCCCTGTTCTTGGGCGGCAATCTGAGCCATCTGCTCTTCTGCTAACTGGTCTACAAACTGCTGGTCTTGTGCGGCTTGGGCCTGTTGCTGGGCGGCAACCATAGCCTTCTGGACATTGCCTTGCTGACGGAGCAGTTCGCGGTCACGCTGCATTAGGGCTTCGATGTTAGCCGTATTTACAGCCGTGCCATACTTAGCCTCAATCTCAGCAGCCTTAATCATGACTTCAGCGTCAATCTTATCGCGCTCGCGGTCATCCTTCAGCAGCATCTCTTCACGCTGCAACTCAAGCTCTGCGGCCTTCTTCTGGATGTCAGCCTGAATGCTCTGCGCCTGAACCTGTGCCAAGATTTGCTCTGGGCTGGGCGGAGGCGGTGTCGGAGCGGGTGGCTGGAAGTTCTGCGGGTTCTCAAAGAACTGCGTAACATCCTTGAACCCTGCAACAGCCAGCATCTGCTCAAGCGTGTTGTAGTAGTTGTTCATCGACACCAGCGGGTTGTTCATTGGCCCAAGTTGCTGCAACAGCATCTCTTGCTTCTGAGCGATGACGTTCAAGAAGGCCATCTTCTGCTGATCTGAGCCTGTTCCCAGCGCAACATTCACCACAACGTCCATGTTTGCATCCCAAACACGCGGGTCGATGGGGACAAACTGGTTACGCAGACGAACGATACGCGGCTTGTCTTGGTTCTTCACCAGCAGCTTCAGAGCCTTTTGCATCAGCGACTTGAAGCCAGTCTCGGCAAAGATGCGGCAGATTAACTCAATATGCTGCTGAGAGGCTGTTACAGCGGCGTTTACAGCCGTTGCAGTGCCAGAAGCCAGTGCGGACGGGTCAAGTCCAGCAGATGCCTTCGTGATGCCTGTGCGGCTCTCCTTAACCTCATCCATGTATTGCAGCATGGGGAAGGCGGCCTGAGAGACATTCGGTGTTACGAACGGCTGCACAGCGCCTTGCTGCTTCATGCGGATGATGCCGCCAACTTCGGTGTTTAGAACGTCTTCGATAGACGCTTGGCCTTCAACCACACCCATGCGCGGGTAGATCGACTGAGCCAAACTATCCAGCGTGTTACGCATGATCGACGACTTAATGCGCTGAATGTCCATCACAACGTCTGCAACGGACATACCGAAGAACGTGTGAGGCTCTGGATCAGGGCAGAAGTCAAAGAACGGATGGTCGTCTACAGCTTCTTGATGGAGAACCTTGTAGGCAGAACCACCAACGCAGACCTTGCGAAGCTCGGCAATCCCGTCTCCGTCCATGTCAACGTAGAGATAGCCCTCAATATAAAGAACCTTCTTGGCTGATACGTCAGTCCGGCCAGCGCCAAGGATGGTTGCCTGCGGGTTGCGGTCAAACGTCTCTTGGTTGCCCTCGAAGTCGTCCTGTGTCTCGTAGCCAAGGTTCTCAACTTCGTCCTGCTCATAGCCCATAGCCACAAGCTCAGAGACAGTCATGTAGCGACGATGGCCGATAAACTCGAAGTCATTGATAGACTTGGCGCGACGATCAATCAAAAGCTCTTCAGGAGGCAGTGCAGCTACGTTAAGGCGGCCTTCCTTCTCTTTACGGACGACTGTGGCGCTGTAGACTGGCATCTGAACGACTGTAGCGATGCCCTCAGGTGTCAGCATCTCAGTCTCAGTGTATTCTACTTCAACCTCACGAAGCTCTACTTCTGGGTCGGACATGAGAACCATGTAAGCGTTCTCGTCGATGCCCTCAATCTCGTAGGTCTTTACTGTTTCAGTCTCATCCCACCAGATTTTGCCAAAGCCGTTCTTACGGATGAGAGCATCCTTGAACATCGCATAAGCGTGGATGAAAAGGTTGTTGTCGCGTGTCAGGCAGTAGTTGACATAATCAGTAGCTTGCTCGGCTACCTGAATGTCTTCAGCGCGGTTCGGAGCGTATTCCACCACGTTAGACGAGCCAAAGAACACCCGCATAACGCTCGGCAGGATGGCTTGCACTGTATCGCGCACATCCATCGACACGACCTGAGAGCGACCTTCCTCTTCGTTACCGAAAGGCTCGCCCTTGTAATACTGGCCAGCTTCAGCGCGCTCAGGAGAGATAACGTCATCAATATAGGCTTGTGCGTCATCAATCTCGCCAGCGACGATATTCTGAAGCTCTTCGTCAGACATAGCCTCTTCTTCAGGCATATCGACTTCGACTTCCATGCCGTCCTCCATCTCCATAGAGACTTCGGGCATAGCGTCTTCCATTTCAGCCATCGTTGGCTTTGCGTTCTTTCGATATGCCATAGTTTCGCCTTACTTCTTTTTCGACTTGCCTGCTTCAGACAGGGCAATCGCAATGGCTTGCTTGCGTGACTTAGCCATAGGGGCCTTTGCGGGGCCTTTGGGGTTCACACCAGCGTGCAATGTCCCACGCTTGTATTCGCCCATTACCTTGGCAATCTTCTTTGCAGCAGCGTCGAGCTTCTTCATTTGGATTTTCCTTTGTTCCGAGCGGAGATGGCTTTGGATTTGGCTTTCGCGTCTGCTTTAGATGACGCACCCCACGCTTGCAGCGATAAGAGGAGGCGGGTTGGTTTTCCCTTCTCATCGCGCTCCGGTCCAGGCATATTGCCCATGCGTGCTAAGAATGATGCCCTCCGAGGATTATCACCAGATTTAACAGGCGCTTTCAGGTTCATCCCCTGCGATTTTGCGGACGCACGACCTTTGGCGTTCAAGCCACCAGACTTGTTCTGGCCTTCCTTTCGGGTCCATGCAGGAGACTTCATCAAACAATTCCACGGATATTGCGCTTTATAGGCGTATAACCCATTTGTTCGCGATGCGCTATGGCAAAGTATCTTGCAGCGTCTGCGTAGTGTGAGCAGTTATGGACAACAGCCCCATTGCTGAGAGAAAACTCCTCCACTCCCGGAACAGTCATACACCAAACGTCTTCAGTAGCCTCCAAGTGCCTTACGCTGGCGATAGTGAGAGGCTTTGCAGTTCGCATGGCAGAATTTCTGCTGCTGCTTGCCATTTTCTCGAATAAGCGCCTGAAACTCTTGGCCGCAATGCTGACAATTCCTTGGCTCGCGCTTCCACTTTTTCCAGCCCTGACTGCGTTCGGCGTGGCGCTTGTGCCACAACCTGCCCTCTTCTGAGCGATGCCAGTTCGCAGCGGCCTGCCTTGCGCTATCGGAGAAGTGCTTTCCTCCGCGTTTTTCCAGCCCATCTGAACGTGGGATTTTAAGGTGCTCGTCTGCGTCAATGCACTCAAGGTTCTCAAGTGCGTTGTTTGCAGTATTTGCGTCCTTGTGGTGGATATGGCAGCCATGCGGGATTGGCCCAAAGGCATCTTGCCAAACAGCCCTGTGAAGGCGCTTGCCGCCTTTAGCAAAATACCTGTCGCTTGGGTATAGGCGGTAGAGACTGCCATCGAAATACTGCGTGAGAGCGTCAAGGACGACTGGATTTTGGAACCCATCTCTAGGTGTTCTGCGTATTTCCACCCGCTGTCCGTCATGAACATATGATCCGGCGTGCATCTCACCGAAAGGCCGTCTGTGAACAGCACCTCCACAAGATTTGCATTGCGCCTCGTCACCCTCGGGTTTTCGTATTGCTTCCAACCGCATCGCGTAAGAACCTCACCTGTTTCTGGCAGGTTGTTTATCTGATACATTCCGTTACGCGTCAAGACTTGAGTGTCACCAGTAAAGCACCAGTCATGATACGGGTGTGACTGAAACTCTTGGCGCTTGTCGTCGTAGATGCGGCGATACATCCTCAGCGCCTCAATACCTGTCTTGCAGTTGTCCTTGTCGAACCAAGAGCGCGGCAAAAGCATCCTGAGGGCCTGAATGCCGTCGATAACATCCATGCGTGGCGCAATCTCGATGTTACGCAGCCCAAGCTCTTGTAGAACCTCTAAGCGGCTCTTGCCTGTGCCAAGCTCACGGACGCGAACGTCATGCGGGAGATAGTGGTTCCCCCAGACGTAAGGCTTGTCCTGTAGCTGCTTTACATACCAGTCGAGACCAACCCCTTCGCCTTTGAGGCAGTCAATCCATCGTGTCTCCCCGCCGTGAGCCTGTATAAACCAGACAACTGTGCTATCGGACATACCAAGGTCCCATGCGGTATGGACTGGGAGAGCTGGGTCATAAGGAACGTTTGTAATTCGTCCTGCGTCATCTGCTTCGCTGAGTTCTCGTCCATAATAAGCCCCTCTAATGGCTGCTTCAAAGCTACACTCGTATTCCTGCGCAAACTCTTCCTCGCTCATCATGCGGCGAGCGTCGTTAAGTTCTTTGTCGTCTAACAGCTTCGTCTCTGTCGCCTTAAGCATGAGACGCGACCAATCTTCATCAGTCTCAGCGTTCTGCCATAGGTCATAGAATACGTTCTTACCCTTTGGCGTGCCAATGAAGATGGCCCAGCCTTTGCGGTCTGAGAGAGCTGGTCGTATAACCTGTGTCCAGACAGTCGGGTTCATGTCGCCAAACTCGTCAAGCACGCAGCCGTCGAGATAGATACCACGCAGGCGGTCTGGATTGTCAGCGCCGTAAATGCGGATGCGAGCGCCATTGGGCAATTCTACCCACAATTCGCTTTCATTAGCCTTTACGTTTGGCAGAAATGAGCAAGCGTCCTTGATATAGCCCCAAGCAATATCCTTGGCCTGATTAAGCTGCGGAGCAATATAAGCAAAACGCGGGTTGGGCCTTTTGCAAGCCAATGCCCTGCGGACAATCTCATTAACACAAGCAACAGTTTTACCAGCACGCCGATGGGCAACAGTTATCATCCATCGCGTCTTGCGCTTGTGAAGCGGCAGGAACTGTGCGCGAGGCTCGTAATTGCTGACTAATTCAATCTGCTTCATCATCAAGTCCGGGGTAACGGACAATCCCTATGTTCGCGTCAATCTGTAGCTTTGAAGGCTCGTTGTAGCCGTGCATTGCATTAAGCTCTTTAACAGCGGCAACCTTTACCGAGCCTGAGCTTTCCTTAAACGTCTGAACAAGCGCCTTAACGCTCATTTCACGCGTCCATAATACCCTATTAGCCAGAGTATCTTTAAGCTCTTTCACCCTTTGGGCTACGTTAGGGTTGTCGATTAGCTTAGAAGCCTCGACGTAAACGGATGTATCCGCCATGTTTTCGGCATCATACGCAGTTCGATAAGCATCGGCTTGGTTCATGCCGTCTGCAATCGCTTGTGCAAATGCTTCTTGTTTAGCTGTTAGCGTCATCGCTCATTTCCTTAAACGTCTTTCCGCTCTCAGCGTGGACAGCCTGTTGCCCTGTGAAGTCCTGCCAACGCTTGATGATTACATCGCAGTATTTGGGATCGAGTTCCATGAGGCGTGCGTGGCGATTGGTCTTTTCGCAAGCCACTAGCGTTGATCCAGATCCACCAAAAAGATCCAAGATAGACGATCCAGATTTGGTCGTTTTGTCCAACGCCTCAACTGCAAGTGCAACAGGCTTTTGAGTTGGATGAACGTATGTTGATGCGCCATCCTTGTTGACTGTCCAAACGCTTCCAATGCGCTTTCCAGCAAGTTCAGCGCCACGATGCCAAACCAATGCAACCTCATAGTCGCTTGAGAATGTGCGCTTCAAATCGCCAATTCCGCCACCCGGTTTATGCCAGATGACAATGTTTGTTGGATAGCCAAAAGCGGAGAATTGGTCGATCCACTGCGTTTGCACTTTCCAACTTGTCCATACAAATACCCAACCAGTTGAACACGCTTCGATGATGGGGGCAATGTCTAGGAATTGATCGTCGTTTTTCAGCACATCAAACTTTGCAGATTTTGTCCGCATATTGGATTGGTATTCAACACCATATGGCGGATCGGTGAACACCATATCAGCCTTTTCGCCATCCATCAGCTTCTCAAGAGCATCTATGCTCGTGCTATCACCGCACATCAGCCTGTGATTGCCAAGCACCCAAACATCACCTTGCACTGTGATCGGCGTCTCTGGAGCTTCTGGAACAGCATCTTCGTCCGTTAAACCATCAGTCGGTTCAGGCTCCAGCAGTCCGTCTAGGAACTTATCATCAAATCCAAGCAGCGAAAGGTCGAAGTCCTCTAAGTTTAAGTCTTCGATCTCTGCCTTCAGCATATCAACGTCCCACCCTGCGTTTAGGGCGAGTTGGTTGTCTGCAATCACAAGCGCCTTCTGCTGGGCTTTGCTCAAGTGATCGAGTGTAATCGCAGGAACTTCTTCTAAGCCAAGTTTCCGTGCAGCCATTAAGCGTCCGTGGCCTGCGATAATTGTTTTCTCTGAGTTAATCAGGATGGGATTAGTAAACCCAAACTCCCTGATGCTGGCCGCAATCTGCGCAACCTGAGCGTCGCTATGTGTTCTGCTGTTGGCAGCATACGGGATAAGGTCGGAAACCTTAACGTAATCAATCCTGATCTCAGACATACGTTCCCTTAATCGTATTTGAGTTTCCGCATGGACTTCTTAAACCTTCCACGCTCATCTCGATCTGTAAAGGTCGCAATATCATCTTGCAACTCCTCGATGCGTGCGCCTAGGTAAATTGCGCATACAACATAACCCAATACGAAACCTGCGAATAAACCACCTGCGATATAAGCTAGTTCAATCATTTGCCTTCTCCTTTGTCATTTCAAATGCTCCTCGTTCGAGGTGCTAAACCAATTCCCTTGGCTGTCTTGCAGGATAGAACGTCCGCACCTTGAACAACTGCCGTTTATGCTTGCCCCGTCAAAGCCAATCAATCGCGGGGCCTTATGCCAGTCCAGAACACGGCACCGCCACAGCGCAAATCTGCGTAGTAAGTCGCTCATTGCTGCTCCCCCAAGGCTACGCGGGCGATGGATTGCAAATTGGTGATGGCTTCGTCTGACAATTGATCCCGATACGCGCCCAGCCACATTAAGATGCTCTGGCCTGTCCGCTCGTTCTCTGCGCTTAGGGCTTCGATACGGTCTGCAACAACTGGAGCAAGCTCGACATCGCATAAATCACCAGCCCGCAGCCGTTCCACCAGCGCCTTGTCGTCGTCAGTCATACTCATCGCTGTATAACTCCTTGTTTGTCAGCACCCACTTCATGTCTAGCCGACGAGCCTCACGGACTAATCCGATGTATCTCCTTCTGGCTCTGTCTAGTTGTTCTGGGAGCATCCTCTTTCGATAGTCTACGAACTTGTCGTTCTTGGTCTTGGCATCCATTAGAGCCGTCCACCAAACTCCCAGCCAACTCGTGCGCAAAACGCTACAGCCGCTGACAAAACACCAATGGCGAGAACAGCCATCGCAATATCAAATACCTGCTGCATGATTTTTCCCTTCACGGTCACAGGCCACGAATGCTCAGTGGGCAGATTGAGTAGCCAGCCGCGATGACAGCGCCGTTGCTGTAGCGACAGAAGTGCATCCCGTTAGATACCCACTGCTCTACCAGGTAGTATGTAAAGCCCTGCGCAATTGCTGGCGTGGCCGAAAGTGCGAGCGCTGCTGCGATAATAACCTTCTTCATGTTCATTCTCCCTTTTAGATGCGTGAGATCTTTATGTCGTAAGCCCAAGCCACGGTCTCTTCCTGCTCATCGCTTGTCATCGGTCCATAGAGTTTTTTGGTGTCTAATATGGCTTGGACCTCAGCCTTCGTGCTTTGCTCCATCAACTTGCGGTAGTATGTGTCGCTCTCTGACTTGTCCGGCAGCTTTGCGATGCTGATCGGCTTGGTCATGCGGATCATGATGGCGTTCTTCATACAGACTGCTCCAGTCCGTTCTCAGCGCAGAACTGGTTCCATTCGTTTAGGCTTTTGCGCCCAAAGTTTGGAAGACGCATCAAAACATTTGCAGGCGTTCCTACAACATCTTTAACTTTAACGTGGAACGAAAACCCGTTTATCATTGCTCTGCGTGTTCTCACGGAAAATGGAAACTCTTCAATCTCCATTTCTTCGACATTGTTTTTTACAATTTCCAGCGGCATACAACTTGAAACGAGAACCCTGTCTCCATTACGCTTTGCGGTGCGCTCAATGACGATGGGCTTTAGTCCCTTGATAGCGAGATAGTCGCGGTAGCTTTTCACAGCGCCAACTCCTTCGTCAGAGCGATAACTACGCAAGCGCCGATAAATGCGCTGCAGGCGAAACAAACGATAGCTTCCTTGAATGTCATGTCTACTCTCCCTTACCAGCTTTGCTGCTTCATTGCGTTAACCAAGTCTTCTAAGACATCTGCCGCGAACTCCCACTCCTTCTTTCCGTCGAAGGCGTAACGAATGTCGGCAATGTCATCTTCTAAGAACTTGATGATAGCGTTCAGTGAAACTTGCTTGTCTTCCATGTCTAACTCCTCTTCGTGTCTATGAAGGCCACTGTAACGCCTAAAACGCATTGGTCAATACCTATTTCTTATTTTTTTCGTCTTCTAGGCTCCGCTGCCATCTAACTATTTCCCATTCGTGTTCAAACTCCATGGGTTTCCAGCGCCATCTCTGTGGGTCTACTGCCCTGCGTATCTCTCCGTTGCGAAAGATTATATCCACAAGCTCGAATGGTGGGCAGCGGCCATTGTTCTTCGGCATTACTTGCCATACTCAATGTCAAGGAACTTAATCCCCCTGGCATCACGCAGGACGCGAGCCTTTGCGAACGTGAAGCGTTGGTTGAACCATTCGACGTATTCGTCAATCTGGGTCGGAGCTCCAGTCTCCAGTCCAATAGGGCCAGCGGCCTTCATGTGTGATTGAACGCGATTATTCATAATTGTATGTCCCTTCGATAATTCTCATGAAACTGGTTGGCTGTATCAGAAAGTCAAAATCTGCCTGCCAGCCGCGCTCATTATCTCCCCGCAGGAAGTCAGAGCGTTCGATGTTCCTAAATGCCGTAGACCATGTTTCCACATCCGGGCATTCCCTGATGCGCTTACGGAGCATATTGCGCCGCTTGTCGTTCATGACTTTAATCTTCGGCAAGCCAGTCCGTGTAGCCAAATCATTCCAACACTCAATTACCTCAGCCTCCGTCACGGGAGGGTCATCGTCAGATGACTTATTAGAGGTGGTGTTTAATTGGTGTGTATATGATGTATTGGGTGAACCTGCTGCACCTCTGGTGTGCATCTCCTGCACCTCTGGGGTGCTTTTGCTGCACCCGTGCATTTCCTGCACCCCTACTTTCAACCAATATCTGCAACCGCGTCCATTAGATTGTTCTTGGATTAAGAGGCCCATTTCGCATAGCGTTTTAATGGCTGATTGAACTGCTCTACGGCTCAAGGATGACTTATTGCACAGGCGCTCAATCGACGGCCAGCAAAGTCCTTCGTCATTAGCCCAGTCAGCCAATGCCAGAAGAACAAGTTTTTGCGTTGGCGATATCCCCTGGTGTTCCCAGACGTTCGTCATTATCCGAATGCTCATGGCTTAATGCCTTGCACCGGACACATTACGTTTGTAAAAGAAGTCATTAGACGTTGCCTCCTCGATAGGCGATGTTAGGGCGGGGAGTGGGAGCGTCAACTCCATCCTCGCCCGTCCTTCATACCACAGGTTATGGCATCTTAAAAGAGCCATATTTCACCAGCGAACTTCTCCGTAAACCAATGTGATGGCTCACTGTCGTGCGGTCTACGCCCATGAAGTGAGCGATACGCTGTGGGTTCCAGTTTAACTTATCGTGCATTAGGGACATAAGATGCCGACGAGCCGTAATGATAGGTTTCACCCGTGAGCTACTGAATAGCTGCTCTCTGGTAACATCATATTCTGCCATCACTTGTTCAATCAGCTTATTGCCCTTCTCGCTGATTAACTTTGGCGCTGGTGGTGATGGCGGCGCTACTGGCCCTGGCTCTTTGATAATCGGCCATTCAAACTTTGGCTTGTATTCTTCAGCCTCAGTTTTGCGGCAGTGTCTAATCCTAATCATTGTCTAAAGTTCCCTTTTTCTATATTATTCGCTCACGCTGCGGTGGTGGCGTGGCCGGGTTGAGCTTGGTTCTCCCTTCCCTTTGCTCCCCGGCCTTATTTCTCGCAGATCGTAGGTCGGAAACAGCGCGCGGAATACTGCCTTTCGGATAGGCCAATCACGGCTGTCAGCGACTTTGCTGGATGGCTTCACATCTTCCACAATTTCCCGACCATCCATGACGTAGCCAAAATCCAACTTCACCCCTACGCGCCGGCCATTATCGTGTTTTAGCTGCCGGCCATTGATAACGAACCAGAACTGAGGCCAGACGATTAGGTCATCAATGTAACCAACCGCCTGCATCTCGTGTAGCTCATCACAACGCTTCGCTTCCGCCAGGCTGTCGTGCTTGTGGCCTTCCTTGCAGTAAGCCTTCTTAGCTTTCCACTTTTTCACTGAGCAGTCCCCGTTCACGAATTAACTCTTCCAGAGCCTGTTCTGCTTTTTCCAGCGTTGAAAGTCTAGGGTAACGTGTCTTCCATTTGGTGAATGTCGTCTCTGCGATGCCAGCCCTACTAGCGATGTCACGGCGTGTGATGCCCCAGTAGGCAGCCATTCCCAACAATTCCCTTACTCGTGTGTGCATTTGTAACTCCTTCTAACTAGCCCCACCTATGTCTTGATAAATAATACGTCAACGCATTTTTTTAGTATTGCATCATGTTTTGAAACGTGTATTGTGTCTGCGTTAGACACGAAGGGAGTTTAGAAAATGTCAAACCACGAAACCATTTTAGCGATACTTAACGCTGAGAGCGATGCGCCTTATGGCAACGAAGCATCGTTCAAACTCGGCTACCTTATCCTCATGCTTGTAGATATTGCGGACCATCATCCTGATGTGGCCGAGGAGCTACAGGACCGCCTCAAGCGCATCAAAGGGAAAAAGTAAGATGACTGTCTACGCAAAACTCAACGCTGCTCGTGCAGCCTTCCACGCCAAGCCCCTCAAGAAGTCTGGTAAGAACAGCTTTGCTGGCTACTCATACTTCGAACTTGGTGACTTCCTGATCCCTGCGCTCCAGGTGTTCGAGACGTATGGCCTTTGCCCCATCGTATCATTCACGCAGGAGATGGCGCAACTGGAACTGGTCGATGTCGATACTGGTGAGCGCATCACGTTCACTAGCCCAATGGCAGAAGCGAACCTCAAGGGAACGCACCCAATCCAGAACCTTGGTGCAGTTGAGACATACCAGCGCCGCTACCTCTACATGGCTGCACTTGAGATTGTAGAGCATGACGCAATTGATGCCTCTAAGCCATTGGAAGATAACGGAAAAATCTCACGCGACCAGCTTGAGAAGGTGCAGGATTTAATTGCCGAAACGCAGTCAGATGTTGTCGCCATCTGCAAGAAGCTGAAGGTCAACGGCCTTAACGAGATGAACCAAGAGCAATACAACTACGTCATTGGCGTATTACAGAAGAAGAAGGCTGGTTGACATATCTAGTGGGGTTCATATACATACGTAGATATAAGGAGATATGTTATGGCCCCGCCAAGAACCGATCCAGTAACTCGCATCCTGTCCAGAATTGAACATCGTGGGACCTGTTGGATTTATACGGGTAGCAAGTCTGGAGATGGATACGGAGTAATAGGGATTGGAAGGAAAAGTTTTCGCGTTCATCGTGTAATGTTTGAAAGGTTTGTTAGAACATTAAGAGATGGCGAGCTTGTATGCCACAAATGCGATACGCCGCTTTGTTGCAATCCAGATCATCTTTTTGCTGGTTCTGCGAAAGACAATTTTTTGGATATGAAACAGAAGGGTCGCGCAAAAACTGTTTCCGGCGATCAACATCCAAATACAAAAGTCACACAAGACCAAAAACGAGAAATTGTTTTGAGACGAAAAAATGGTGAAAAACTTGCATCAATAGCCAAGGATTACGGACTTTCATTTCAACGCGTAAGCTCAATTTGCGTAGGGGAGATTAGCCATGGAACAAGGAACTAATGAGTGGAGATTGGCCCGCTGCGGAAGCCTCGGAGCATCTCAATTAAATGAAGCTCTTGCCACTACAAAGTCTGGCTGGGGCGCGTCGAGAGACAATTTAAAAAACAGAATTATAGCTGAACGGTTAACTGGCATTCCAATAGATACATTTGAGAATGCAGCTATGATCTGGGGAAAAACCATCGAACCAGAGGCTAGAAAGGCTTATGAGGCCCATACAGGCGTATTCGTGGATGAGATGGGTATTGCCTACCACCCAGTGTTACAGTTCACTCACGCAAGCCCTGACGGCCTTGTAGGGAATGATGGGCTTATCGAGATAAAGTGTCCCAATACCACCACCCACATTGAGACGCTGAAGGCAAAGAAGGCTCCCAGCAAATATATCAACCAGATGATGTGGCAAATGCGCTGCACGGACCGCCAGTGGTGCGACTTCGTGTCGTTTGATCCGCGCCTGCCGAGCCATCTTCAGTTGTTTGTAACTCGCGTCGAGCGGGATGAGGCAATCATTGCCGATCTGGAGGCCAAGGTTGCTGAGTTTCTGACTGAAGTTGAGAAGGAAATTGAACGTCTTAACGAGGAGTTTGCGGCATGACACAGAACGAACTGGTTCTTAGCTGGCTGAAGAAGTCACATATCGGCCCACTGGAAGCGATGAAGGAGCTTGGTATTATGCGCCTGGCTGCACGCATCAAAGACCTACGCGATGATGGACACAAGATTGATATGTCTTGGAACTACGTCACAGACCGTCACGGAGAAGAACGTAGGGTTGCGCGCTATACTTTGAAGGAGTTGGCAGATGCCTAAACTCACTTTTAGCTGGCCTATGCACGGAGATGGTGCATCTCCATCGGCAAGGGATATGGAGCGCCTTTTGGAACAAAATATCGTATTCCAGTTGGACTTCCTGCAAGACGTTATGGGTGAGGCCACTCGACTATACGAAGAGGCGCTTGAACGCTCTCGTAATCACTGGGAAGAAGTTAGGAAGCGCCGTGAAAGCGCCGACAAAGCGGGATCGTGAACATATGGCACGGGTAGGGCAAATGCCTTGCCTAGTGTGTGGTAGCCAAGCGACAGTGCATCATGTCACGGGATACGCAGATCGTATGGGTCGAGTATCTAGGCGACACGATAGAGTTGTTCCTCTATGCCCACGACACCACCAGATACAGTGGGGGCCTAGAGAAAGTGTAGAGGCATTGGGCCATCAGGGCTTCTACAGGGAACATGGAATAGACTTGATGGCAGAAGCAGAAAAGTTAGCAACGAAGTTAGGAATTAGACATGATACCGAATGACGTTCCCATCTCTGAACGCTTTCGTTTAGCCGCGCTTGAATGGGCAGAGCTAGATAACGCCGCCAGAATGCTAGAGGAAGGCAAGACAACCTACCTCGCACAGCAGAAGACAAAACTAGGTGATATGCCGGATAGCCACGCAGAGCGGACGGTGAAGTCATCAAAAGAATGGTCGGATTACATCAAGTCGATGGTCCGCTCCAAAACAGCAGCAAACAAGGCTCGTATCGAGATGGATTATCTCAAGATGCGTATGCAAGAATGGATTGCCGCTGAAGCAAATAGCCGAGTAGAAAGGAAACTATAATGAGTGACTTAGTAGCAGCAGATGAATTACGCCTGTTGATTGAGCGCATTGAGAATTTAGAGGCCGACAAGCGTGGCGTGCTGGAAGACATTAAGAACGTCTATTCCGAAGCCAAGAGCCGTGGGTTCGATCCCAAGATTATGCGCCAGATTATCAAGCTGCGTGCGATGGAAAGCCACGAACGACAGGAATGGGAAGCTGTTCTCGATACCTACATTGCAGCGTTGGGGATGTAAGATGCAGAAAATATTCATTACAGGCGGCGTGGGCCGCGATGCAGAACTAAAGCAGACCAAAGCAGGCGAAGACGTTCTGACGTTCCCTGTTGGCGTTTCTCAGGGCTATGGTGACAACAAGACGACCAACTGGTTCCGCTGCAATATGTGGGGCAAGCGTGCGCGCAATCTTCAGCAGTATCTGCTGAAAGGTGCTAAGGTAGCCGTGTCTGGTTCCTTGTCTATTGGGGAATATGAAGGTAAAGCTCAGTTTAACGTCACTGTAGACGAAGTTGAGTTTATGTCGCGTGCTGAGAATGCAGAGCGTAAACCAACGGCGCATGACAAGGCCAAGGCTAATGGATACCAGCCTGACAACTACCTTGACGACGATACGCCGTTTTGATGGCGGAGATTGATATGGCAGCCTTGCAAGAAGCCCGTGAGAAAGTCGCAAAAGCCTATCGTGAAGGCTCAGTGGTATATCGTGGCGTGCTTACAGGGCAGTGGGATAATGGTGAGCTAGTGCAGACCGCGCTACGGGAGATTATCAACGCTGGTGGAGACTACGCTCGTCTTCCAGAAGAATTACCTCCTGAGACACCATTAAATGCTATTGACGACGAGTGAGAAATAACTAGATTAGAGAGGCTTGCCACACAAGCATCCTCTCGTTGTTGGGGAAAGGGTCGGACACCGTTGGGGGACTGTCCGGCCCTTTTCTTTTGTGATTTATTTTTGTCCCATCCCGACAACTAAAATGGCTTTATGGTATATGTCAGTAGGATGTTGTTTCGGGGGTTCCAGCATCCAACGTGCCGGGGCGGTGGTGTATCGGGATCTGCATCACTGCCCCATTACCGCAAGTGTGACTTCGGTCCCAGCTTCTTGCGATGGCGCAGGCCAACTGGTTGATGGCGGCGCTTCTTACGCTGCTGTGGTGTCCAAGGAGTTTCTTTGGAAGCCTTTTTAGCCATCAGAATAATCCGTCTAAGATGCCTGGTGTTTTCTTGGTGCTTTTGCGCTTCTTCCCGCCCATGCCAATTTTTGCTAAGAGCGATGCAAAGCTGCTTTCAGTTTCGCCTGCAACATCAAAAGGCGTAGGCTCTTCCAGCTTTAGCGTAAGAGGTTTGCCAACTTCTGAGCGTGCAAGAGGCTTTGCAGCGTCAGTAATTGGCTTTGTGACTGGAGCAATAGCAGCCTGGAACTTACGGACGTAATCCTGTGTTTCCTTAAATGGCGGAATGCCATCGTATTTACGGACATTACCAGGGCCAGCGTTATATGCGGCAGCAGCAAGAACAGGGTCGCCAAACTGCTTAAATAGCTTTTTGAAATACATCACTCCGCCACGGATATTATCCTTCGGGTCGTTGATGTTTACGCCCTGCTCCTTTGCTGTCGCTGGCATAAGCTGCATAGGACCAATAGCCCCTGCGCGTGAACGGCCAATGTTAATACCACCAGAGCTTTCATTCATGATGATAGCTTTGATGTATTCACGGGGAACGCCCTGCCGATCAGCTTCCTGAAGGGCAAAGTTTACCATTTTCTTATCCATTAACGGCCACCCGAATATACGTTGATAAGAGCCTGCTGTTCTGGCGTGAGCATAGCCGGACGATTGCTAAAGTCTTGCTCCGGCGTAATGTAGTCCAAACCAGCAGCCATACCGACAGATCGGCCAAGTTGCGGGTTGCGGGCAAGATAATCAGACAATGCTGTCACAGCCGCAGGACGCTCACCGAGAAGCGTCTTAGCAATGGCTTTCGTGCCAAGGCGTGAATATGGAAGTGAAGCCAAGCCAGCAGTTCCAAGGCCAAGGATAGCGCCCAGCATTGGGTTGCCGACCATAGCGCCAAGTGCGCCACCAGTTCCGCCGCCACCAGCAAGAAGGCTCATCATGCCAGTGCGTGCAGATGTTCCGCTTTCAGCGAGAGTGGCAGGAAGAACAGTGGTCATCGCCTCCGATAAGCCGCCTGCACCGCCAATATCAGACGGACCATACTTAGCTTCAGATTGACGAACCTTCGCAGCAAGTCCTGATGGCGTGAATACACCTGGCGAACCAGCCTTTGTTTCCGCTGCCGTAATGGCATTGGTTACAATACGGCTTTCACGATACGCCTTATCGGCTGCCTTGTAGGCATCGTAGAGTGTCGGAGCCTGACGTTTTGCAAGACCATCAAATAAAGCCCCCTCGATGCCATCAATAATATCAACAGCACCCTTTGATCCAGGGAGTTGCTCAATCTTAGACCGTTCAGCCTGAATGCTACGCTTGATAGCCTGAAGGTTCTCGCCGCTGATTTGGCCGTTGCTGTCAATAAACGGAGCAACATTGTCGCGCCAAATGTTTTTAACGCTACGAAGAGCTTCAGGGTCATTTGCGCCAATTTTACCTAGCTTTGCGTTAATTTTACGCTGCGCCTGCTTAAATTGCGTATCCGTAACCAACTGCATAGGCTGAAGTGCCGCATCATATGCTGCGCCAGTGGCTGCATCCAATTGCTCACGCAGAGCCAAGCCAGTCTCAGTGATGCCACCTTGTGCTTGTTCACCGAGCGAAGATACGGAACGACGACCAGCAGCCAAATTAGCAGCCAGAATGCCCTCGTTGCGGCGCTCTGTGATTGCTGGACCAACAATGGGAACGCCAGTAGCAGCCTGTTCGCGCAATGCTACTTCACGACCAAAGCGGCCACCAGTTTCTTGACCGATTTGACCAGGTGTCGGAACAATGCCTTCGCGCATAAGCTGACGCGACATTGGAGCAGTGCCAGCCGGAAGACCTTGGATTAGGCGATTTGCAATACGCTGCCCAACAGCACCAGTAGCTGCAAATGCAGGAGATGTAGCACCGCCAACAAGTGCGCCACGAAGACGTTGGTCTGGACCAGCTTCAGCAGCGCCTAATGCAGCACCAGCAGCCGTTTCTCCAAGAATTGCACGAGCAGCAGGGGAAAGTTGCGATAGCGTCCGTGCGCGGGCAATAGCACCAGCCGGAGCCGCAGCAGCGCCAACACCACCAGCCAATTCAGCAGCCATACCAAGCGCGCCCTGCTGTTCACGCAGAAGCTGAATACGGCGAGTAGCAGCATCACGAGCCATTTGGTATGCAGGACTAAATTCACGGCCCTGAAGAACAGCGCCAATGCCAGCGCCTAGACCTGACGCTTCATCAGCAAACCCTGTGCCAGCGGCAAAACGCTCAAAGTATGGACTTGGCGCGCCAGTAAGGCTTTCAGCCTGCATCTTAGCGAGTTGCTTGTTACGCTCGTCAAGTTGCTTTTCGTATGTTGCATCCGCCTTCTGATAGGAGATAGCGCCAGCAATGGGCTTACCTTCCTTCTTAGCATTAAACAGACGATTACCTTCAGCCAGCGAAAGCTCACGATATTTATCGTCAACATTCACACCAGCTTCGGTTGCAGCGCGAGTTACAAGGTCGGCATAGCCAGTAGGTGTAAACTTGTCGCTGTTAACGTAGTTTACAAGTTCCTGTTCACGCTCCGGCGAGAAGCGGTAACTCTTTGCGCCACCAGTTTCAGGGCCAACTGCAGGAGCAACGGACTTGGTATCAATGATGCCCATTTCAGCATCATATGACTTCAGAAGAGTTTTATACGGCTTACCAGCGTGCGTCCCGATTACGTTCTTAGGATTGATATTCAAATCTTTAGCGCGTGCGGCTGCATCCTCTCGAACGAGGTTGTATGCAGCATTACGGGCAAGCAAAAGTTGCGTCAGTTCATCACGAACATATTTGCGCTGCTGGGCGGTCAAATCACCACCACCAGCAAGTTGCTTCTTGATGAATGTATCAAGACGATCAGCAATTGCGGCTGCCTGCGAATAACCTTCTCGCTCACCATTTAAAACACCCGTTGTAGGGTCTGTCAGCTTTGCGGCATAGGTGACAAGGTTGCGGTCACCCATTGTATTGGGCTTTGTGCGAAGCGCAGCAACGTAGATAGGCATTGAGGCTTCGTAGACCTGAACACCCTTGTCAGCTTTATATGCGTTAGACAGTGCAATAGTAGGGCTAACCTCACCAAAGCGCGCTTCCTGTTCTTCCTTTGCGGCCTGAGCGGGTGTGCGTGGAGCAGGTCGATCTTCTGGCTTTCCAGCGATAATACGAGGACCGCCAGACGTTGCCGGTTGACCAGTATTAAGCTGACTAAGAATACGCGGATCGGTAATTTCAGTTGCCATGCTGGTTTCCTAAATGGTGTAGGCTTTTCCGCCAATGATGATGGCGCGTTTCGCTTCGCCCGTATCTGGGTCTTTGTATTCCTGATAAGAAATTTGCATTCCCGGTATTTCTGCAGTTCCCTGCGGTGTCTGAATATATTTAGCCTGCCCATATGCAGCGGTAATATATGCCTTATAAGCATCAGAACCCGGCTTCAGACCAAGGCTAACCGCCTCTTTTTCAGCAGACGTTGCGCCATACTCACGCGGGGCAAGCTTCTTCAGAAGATATTCTTCTTTGCCCTTATCAGTGAGTGACATGAACAGGTCACGTTCAGCAGGATCGGTAATCCGCGCAGCGCCACTTTGCAGGAATGCTTCACGCTGTGCTTTTTCAGCAGCCGCCCTGCGAAGCTCCTGAATTTGCAACTGGCCTTGAATTTCCGCCATCTTTTGTTGCTGAATGCTCTGAATAACTTGCTGGGGAGTTGTCTGGCTACCACGAGATACTGATTTAAGAAGCGCGCCAAGAGCAGACAGTTTATCACCGCTACTGAGCGTCCCCTTCAAATCGCCGCTCATAAGCTGAAGCAGACGATTGGCAAGGTCTGGCTGACTGCCAGTAGCAGGAGTAGCTGTAGTCACAGGAGATGTGTTAAGAAACTGTGGGTTGTAAGAACGCACAGCCCTTGATTGAGCAAAGCTGAGAGGATCAATAGCCATGATTAGAAAATCCCCAGTTTCTTGAGGCCGCCAAGGATGCCAACAACATCACCAGCCGTGCCAAGGAAGCCCTGTCCAGGCGCAGTTGTCGTCTGAGTTGTCGATGTGAGTGCTGGCGTTCCAGCGATACCAGATTGCAGGATTTTAAGTTGCTCGACAGGATAGCCGCGCTGTGCAAGGAAGTCCTGATAGGCCAGATCAAGGTTCTGCTGTGCCATCTGACGTTGTGCTTGTCCAGCCTGTGCCAACATCTGCTGACGAGCCTGTTCTTGAGACAATGCCTGCGCGCCAAATCCAGCCAATTGCGCGGCCCCAGCAAGTTGCTGTGAAGGCAACTGCGATGCCAAGCCAGCGGCCTGTCCGTAACCCTGCTGATACAGGTTAGCCAGCATCTGCTGCGTGTTCAAATCCTGCTCTGCAGCCAACTGGGCTTCGTAAACCCCACGGCGCTCGTTACCGAATGCACGGGCTGAAGCAAGGCGGGCACGGGTTTCAGCGTCACGCTCTGCACGGGTCTGAGCCAAACGGCGCATAGTCGCGTCTACAACGCTCTCCTGATACGGAGACATAAAGCCACGGACGTTTTGCTGGAACTGGGCGGGAGAGTAACCAGCGGCCATCTGAGCGGCCTGTGTGGCCTGTTCAAGCTGGGGAGCGCCTACACGGCCTAGAGCGGCCTGTTCTGCCATCTGGAAGGCTTGCTGCTCCTGCGGGCGGAACTGAGCAATCCGAGGACCAGTATAAGCCTGATACGGGATTGATGCTACGTTCTGTGCAGCCGTGAACCCACGGGTCAACAAATCCTGAACAAATGGATTTAGCTGCTGCGTTGTCTGCTGTGTCGCAGTCTGACCGCCCTTAGACATACTTAAAGCTCCTTAGCGATGGTGGTGCATACTTCTTTCCACCCATCTCGCTCGAAAATCCTTACCCAACCCCGTCTACCAGATATTGACATAGAATTACAGCCAATAGTTTTAGCATACGCTCTTACCGACTTCTCCATCTCTAGGAGTTCGTTTAAATCACCACCCGCCAAGAAAATGTGCATTGTCTTCTTCTGCGGATAGATTTGCACTTCAGTTATGATTGCCGACTTATCGCCGGGCCAAAACTGAAACGTTCCGTCAACTATACCATTCCAGATGTCATCCAGAGTATGTGTTCCTTTGGCATATTCCAGAGCATCTTCAATATACTTACGCCGAGCGTGAAACTGCTCGTAAACTGGGATCACTGCTGCACCTGCGTAACTGCAACGTGGGCTGTGGGCGAAGATGGTGCAAACGCTGTGGCCGCAACATTCGTCGGCTGAAGCCCAGTGTCATTTACTGCCCACATAAGTTCAACGTAGTCGTTCACGCCAAGCGATACGAAGTCGTTAATGGCAAGAACAGTATAGCCACCGCTGTCCTTCAGAGAGCCTACAGCCGTGCTTGAGCCGATATTCGTTGTCCCGTTCTTGCGCAGCCACATCCACGCAGATTTAGCGTTGGAGTTGGCAGATGAAAACTGGATACGGGCAGCAAAGTTGTAGAGGCCGCTGTGAGCCACTGTCAGGCGCGTTGTGGGGCTTCCTGTAAGTGTAATCCCCTCAGTGATGACTGTGGTGTCCCAAGCAAGCGCATATGCCGTATTAGCTGCCGCTGGCGTAATCGTCGTGTTCTTGGTGAACTGGCCGTTATAGTATTGCTGCTCAATTGAAGGGCGGACAAATATCTCTCCGTCCGTTGTTCCTACTTTTAATACGGCAGCAACAGGAACAACATTGTCAGGAGCGGTTGGCTTAACATTTGTAAACGCACCAGCAGTTGTGGGTGATGCGTAAAGGATGTCTCCCACGCTAAACGCGCTGGTATTGACACCACGAACGTGGCCAAATGTAGTGCAATAACCTACTTCACCGCTATCTGGCAGCTCGTGAGTTAGAACGCCTAGAATGTAGAGCGTTGGCGTAGACCCATCTGCAAGGTATTTTGTGACTGACAGCACGTTGTTCGCGCCAACACCGGAGAAGCCGACAACAGTCCCATTTGGAAGCGTCGAGCCTGTCATGTTTTCTACGCGGGCATAAACCTCTTGACCGATCTGCTGGATAACGCCGTATTCCATGCCAAGGTCAAGCGTCCCATCTAGCGCATTCCACGACAGGCTTCCAGTTGTCGGCGTGTGCGTATCCGTTGTGACAAACGACGCATCGGACGCGATGAGTTTTGCAGGTTGGTAAACGCCTACGTCTTGGCCTTTGATATAGGTCGTCCCCGCAAACAGCTCAATCAAGCGGTTGCGCTGCGCCTCATAGGCAGCATTATATGTGCCGGGAGGTGGCGGGAGCTTTAGTGTCACCTACGGCCCCCAGCAACGGCATTCACGCGCTGCGTGCCTACACGCCAACTCGTTGCGGGCGCTGTGGTTGTAACGCGCATCTTAACCTGACGGCCATTAAAGCGAACGGATGTCGGATTAGCCAATGTGTAAGGCCCATAAGACGTTTCTTCGCTGTTAGGATAGTAGCGCGTCTTGAATGTGGCAACGACACCGCCCTGATTTTTCTCATCAGGGATTAGCTCGTTAATATACATGATATTATCGCCATTGCCGATCTGCACTGGGCCGCTTTCCGCATAAGGCAGCGCGCTGTCGTAGTTTAGGCCAACTTCGTGGTCATAGATGTAGCCGTTTGCACCAACCATAATTGGGTTGCGGAATACGCTGCGGTCTGTTCCGCAAGTGCGAGCAAGCGTGCCAATCGTCCAGTGGTTTTCAACGTAATCCCACGCAACGTAGCTGTCGTTCTCGTTCGAGTTAGCGGACGGATAGAACCACCAAACTTCGTTATACTGTGCGTTGTTTACAGCGTAGACCTTAGAGATTTGGTTCGTGTTGATGTTGTTAAAGACGTAATCATAGACTTCGCACGGAAGCGGCTTGACGTAGCCATCATACATATGGAAGCCCTTCTGGCCCATCCATACGGCTGCGTTATCAAGAACAGCTACCGCGTTTGCAGATACGATGCCGCACGCACGGCCTGCAATTTCGAATGTGTAGACAAACGGCTGGCCGACATAGGTTCCAACGTGTGCGTCAATGTCAGTCAGAATAAGGTTCTGGCCGCGAACACGCTTGGCGCAGATAATCTTACCTGTCGTCTGAAGGATTTGGCTGCCAGCAAGATTGGTGGATGATGCAGTCCAGAAAGTGTTGTTTTCGAGATCAGACCACGCAACCTTACGAGCGTTACCATCAGCGCCCAGAGCGAATACAGAGCGTTCAGCAGTGACAAGTATGCCTTGACACCCAGTTGGTGAGTTGGCGATCTGCGCAGCTTTAGTTGGCGTTGAAGCGTCAAGTTGCCATTCGTATAGCTTTCCGTCAGACGTAGAGCAGCCGACGAGATACTCGCCCCAAGTATCAAAGCTCCATGTTGTCGCGGGGGTTACAGAACCAGCATCAGGACGAGGTGTGCCGTAATAGCCAGCACTATAGTTGCCAATCCCGTAACCAGCGCCCGTTGAAGCATCGTCTGATCCAGCCGTAAATCCAGTTGGTGTAACATCCACCAACCCGCTGGATTGTGTCATAACATATAGCTTAGAGGAAGTGCCAATTCCGGCAAAACGAACGCCAGAGTTTGTCTTCCATGTTAAGAGGCCACGAGCCTTGCCTGTGAGCGTTCCATTGCCACGCCGCTCCCAGCCGCCAACAGGCTCCATAGCGCCCTCAGTCCAACGGACGAGGTTTACGTCATACCAACGCCCAGCAGACTGAAGCTCAGTGCCGCTGCGATAAACGCCGGGAGGAATTGTCAGCGGAAGAAGGGCCATAGCTACTCATCATCGTCGGGAGTGAACCTAAACACAATCTCTATATCATCTTCGTCCTCATTTTGCCATGCCTCTGCCATTAGGGCGGCGTAAGCAATAGCATCCTCAGAACTGTCCTGATGCCAATGAGGCGTTTGAGCCTGACGAGACAGCTTCAGAAGCAGCATAAACAGCCATCCTTCATGCTCTGATAGGATGTTTCCCGTTAGAACGTTGAAGGCAGCTACAGTGCGCCCCATGCTGCGCTCACCTTCTGGGCTATCATATTCTTGCCCACGTTCGAGCATGAGATCAGCGGCGCGCTCAAGAAACTCAATAGCTGAGATCGTCATCGCTATCTCCTCCGTCGAATACACATTGGCCCCGGAAATACGCTTTGCCATTTAGCACCTCGCACAACTCTGGTGGCAAGAGAAACCCGTCCTTAAAGGTCAATACCGCAAAACCAGATGTATGCGGAGACGGGTTGTTTTCTGCGTAATCAAACTGCGGACCATGTGGGTCTGACAGAGTTCCTGTATCTACACCCCAGCGGCGACCATTATAGTCAGCCCAAGGCGTTACAGCGAGGCGATGAAGATGCCCCGTAACGATAGAGCGGCCAGCCTTCAGGGTATTGTTATAGGCTGCGTGAATGCCGTTGTGATAGCGGTGCTTAATCATCACGCTATTGTTTACCATAAGCGACCAAGCGAAGTCCCAGCGGTCAAACTTGTCTTCTAAACGCTCTACAATGCCCTCATATTCTGAGGAATTGCTAACCAGCATCCGGTCAAAGCGCATATCGTGGTTGCCAACGTTCCAGAATGTCGCGCAACCCTTGGGAAGCAACATTTCAATGTCAGCCATACGCTCTTGGCAAATCTCAAGCTCACCCTTGACTGTAGGAAGGTCCGACCAACCCATTGGAGCGTGCCGAGAAACTCGTGCGCCATCGAAAATATCGCCATTAGCGACAACTGCGCGTGGTTTTAGCTCTTTAATCAGGATGTGCAGAGCCTCATGGGCCACAGTGCGCCAATGATTAGGCCACCAATGCGCGTCTGAGAAGATTATGATGCTTCCAGTGTCAACGTAAAGCTCATTTTGGTTCTTATAGGCCCGTCCAATGTCATTTGACGACCAAGAACCGAAGCTTCCGGCGTTTCCTCGTGGCGATGTCTGAAGAATAATGCCTTTATTGGCCAATCCTTGACGGCGTTTATAAATAACGCGCTCGCTCATCCCGGATAATTCAGAAATTTGGCGCGGACTACCATTGGCCTGTCGCCAAAGTTGGATAAACTCTTCATCAGATACAATTTTGGCTGTCATATACTTCACCCCTCATTTGTTTTGACGAGCCGCGTCTCTCCACGCATCAATCGTCAAGCGGTGACGTAGCGCACAATCACCATATTTGGCAATTATTTCCAATTCCCAGATGGCGCGCTCAGGATCGGAGAGCGGCTGAGGCGGTTTTGGAAGCTCTGGACAGCTATTTGCTAGGTTTGCCGGAGGCTGCGGAATTGGCATCACTGACACCGCTTTCGAGCAGCCGGAGAACGCGAACATCAACAGCACAATCAGCAGGAACGGCAGGAAGCGTTTTGTAAATTTCCCTAATTTCCCGTGTTTTTCCGGCGACCACGACATTGGCTTGATCACGCTGGGCTTCGTAAAGCGTAGAAATCTCATCTATCTTCCCCTGCATTTCCTTGCGCTGCTTCTCGGCTTTCTCAAGCGCGGCAGCGTAGGCGGCGTCGCATTGCCAGTCTTTTACTTTCCACCCGGCGGCGACGCCAATAAGTAAACAGCCTCCCGCCAGATAGCCAATAAACGGATTAATCGGCCCCATTTATTTTGCCCCATTCCCTCACCGCAAAGATTGTCGCACAAGACGCGATAGTCGCCGCCAAATCCGTAAGGGAGATAGGCTCCTTACGAAGCAACGGCAGAATGACAGCGTTGACGAATACAGCCACCGCAATCCCGATGCAGGTAACAGGACGCCACCAGACCCGGATGCGCTCAAGAACGGCAGCTTCAACACCGGCCCACGTCATTTCGGGTCCGGGTATTTAGCGTGCGGCAACTCCCAATGCGGCCCGTCTTTGAAAGACTTCCAGTCCCCACCCCAAGTGATCGGCACGTTCTCAAGGCGTGCGGCTTCTTTCATAGCATTTTCGATATGATCGAACAGCGGCCAGTCCCACCGGATGCTGCCGCCTACATACGGCGCAATGTCAACCGCGAAGCCGTGGATGTGGCGCGAACGCATCGTCTTGGTCGCGCCTTTGGCGAAGAGTTCACGCTGGCGTGCCATTGTGCGCAAGCCTTCAATGACCGTGAAGTCAATCTTCGAAATGCTGATAGCGCGTTTAACCACGCGCACCAGATCAGGATGCACGCCGCGCAAGTTCAGCAGTGAGCGAGGTCCAAGTTTGAACGCCATTAGCGGTCTGCCTTGTTGTCCAACTTATCTTCGATCCGGCGGAGGTGCATCATGACTTCATCGAACTTCTTGTCAATTGCACTGAACTTCTCGTCGCCGTATTCCAGCTTCGTTTCAAGGATTGCCAATCGGTTGCTGAGTTGGTTCCAAACACCAATGATGGCAAAAATGCCAGCTATGACAGTCAGAAGCGTATCAATGCCGAAAGACATATCCATTGTTAGGCAACCCATTCTTCAGCGGGAGCGTCCGGCCATACTGGATTGAGCAGATCAATATCACGGAGCGCCTTGCGGTATGTGGCGAAAGCCGTCTTGCAATCGACAGTAAGCGTAACGTCGAGAAGCTGCGTCCAATCGGTATCACGCAATTTCTGATTGCGGACATTGCGGTTACCAGACTTTGTGGCTTCATCCTTGGCTGTCAGTTCATCTTCCGACAGGCTTTCCACAGTCACCGCGTAAACTTCACCGCCTTCAAGATAGGCTTCGCAGGAAACCAGCTTCTGCGTGGCTGCGTCATATGCCTTGAAGTAAGTCACCGGGACAAGGTTGTTTTCGGCCATCCATTCAGCTTCCGGCCCAGAGGCGGGGAACGATACATTAGGGAACAATACGGACAGATCACCCGTTTGTTCGATGGCTCCGTTGTTTACGATAGCGACAATCATTTTTGCCTCCAGTTACTTATTCGGGAATGCCGCTGTGGGCGGTGTGAAGTTAGCGGTGTAGCGGGCTACCCCATTGGTGATGCGAAGGTCGTCTAAGTATCCTGTGAAATATCCACCCCAAGTCTGGGAGCGGCCAATCCAAAGGCCACCAGACGTATCGTTAATGTCTGTCGTTACACCCGTGTGCGTTGCCGTTAATGTCCCGTTTCTGAACCATCGCAAAGTGCCAGATTGGCGTGTAACGGCCCAATGTTCCCACTGTTGGGTTGTTGGCGTTGTAGACGATGAAAAATCAATGGTCCCAGATGCGCCAATTCTTATCATTACGCGAGTAGGATCGACTTCCGTATTCCGATAAATTTGCCAGCCAGCGGCTCCGTCACCGGCTTTTTGACCGACAACTCCGGGCGTATTTGGCATGGATGACCAGTCAATCTGGCAATACATCCACCATTCAATTGTGAAATCGCCAGTCCTGAAATTGAACAGCGGATTGTTGGGGCCGACCAAGTAGTCGCCATTCCCATCAAACGCCATCGAACCCGTGCCAAACTTCTTAACGCTTGTGCTGATCTGAGCGTTGCCGACAGTCTCAAGGTCGTTCTTCATTGAGTTGTCGAAGATGGCTGCGTTGGTTCCCCTGAGAAGAAGGGAGGTTCCGCTTATCGCGCCAAGCGGAGTTGTTGGCGGTGTGAAACTTGCAGTGTAAACAGCAGTTCCTTTTACAATACGAACATCATTCATGTAACCAACTTGCGATGCCGATCCGCCTGAGTCACATAGAATGCCAATTTTATATGTGGATGAAATATTAGCTGTTGATGTTCCAGACGCTTTTAAATCACCATCAACAAAAATTCGAAGCGTTGTTCCACTTCTTGTTACAGCAAAATGATGCCATGAACTAGTTGACGGGACAAATCCGCTACTTAGCGTTAATGAACTATCGAGCCAGCGGAATGCGCCACTTCCATATTGTTGTATGAGAAAATCAAATCCAACAAAGGCAGTATGCGCACCAACAAGTTGCGCATCCCCTGCCCATCCGGGATAATATCCCCAAAACTCAATGGTAAAATCACCAGTTCCAAATGCAAATGCTGCATTTGTAGAAACTGTTAACCCATCACCAGAACCATCTCCATATACTGAGCCGCCATTCGCGCTGGTGCTGTAAGCAGCAGACGGCGCAAAGGGTGAAAAGTTAGTTACCTTTACGTCACCATTGCGGGTGATGGTAAAGTTGTTTGTGCTGCCGTCACGGAAGCGGTTGTCAGCGCAAGTCAGCAGCGATGTGTTGGTGATTGCTGTGAGTGGCGTTGTGCTGGGAGTGAAGTTGGCCGTGTAGACGGCTGTGCCAACAACCACTCGGAAATTAGATACATATCCGACTGGGCTGGCTGTAATGCCACCAAAGCCTTGCATTATCTGAAAGGGCGTTGAGGAAAAATTCCGTGATGTCGTTCCCGTCCCGCTTGCTGTTCCATTAATATACTGAGTAAGCGACGAACCATTACGGACAATAGCAATGTGCGTCCATTGATTGAGCGAAACAGCAATTGATGCGGTGGCTTGGTCGCCACTGGTATAAAACTTCAATATACCGCTGCTGTCGATATACCAAATGCAGTTAGTGCTTCCGTCACTCGTTCCGCACGAAAACAAAGCATTTTGCCCATTCGGCAGGCTTGTGAGATAAACCCACATTTCTACGGTAAATGAGCCAGAACCAAGGGTGACGCTGGACTGCGTTAAATAATCACCCGTTCCATCAAAGTAATTCGACCAGTTGCTCCCATACGGTGAGAACGAACCCTGTGTCGTGTTGCCGTTACGGGTGATGGTGAAGTTGTTCGTGCTGCTATCGATGAACGTGTTGTTCTGCGCGCCATTGCTGCCATCGCCGTGCAGCAAAAGCGTGACGTTCTTAAAGTTGGGGTCGGATGCTTCCGCAGAAGAACCCATCAAAATGCGGTCAAGCATTATTTGCTATCCACCATAAGGGCGACACCGCGCCAGTTTGTGCCGCCATCGTCAGTGATGAAGCCGAGAACATCGACACCAGATGTGGTCAGAGTTGGCGCAGTCCCACCCGGCCACTTAACAGCAGCGGGCCAAGTCTGTGTGCCTGTGCCGCCATTGGTCAATTCAAGCAGCAGCGAGAAAGCACGAGATGACGGGACATTGGTAAACGTCCAAGTCAAAGCGCCAGATGCCGTCTTCGTGAAGTAGTTGCCAGCGGAGCAGTCAATCGCAGAGGCTGATACAGTTGTTACGTTAGAGCGAACGGAACCGAGAAGGTCGGCAGTCGCAGTCGTAACTGTGCCGGTAAATGTCGGTGAGGCCAGAGGTGACTTAGCATCAAGCTGCGTCTGGATGGCCGAGGTTACGCCGTCGAGATAGCCAAGTTCCGTGCTGCTTACGTTGCCAACAGACGTTGTGGACGGAAGCGTGACAGTTCCAGTGAATGTCGGTGAGGCAAGCGGGGCGATGATGCCACCAGAGACAGTGCCAGTGACGTTCAGCGTGCCAGCAACAGCAATCGTCTTACCAGCGCCTACGTTCAGACCAACGCTCGTGCCATTGCCTGCTGCTGCAAACAGCGCATCAACAAGGTCAAGGTCGGTGTTTAGCTTGGTCCCCCAAGTATCGGCAGAAGCGCCTACTTCGGGCTTGGTAAGACCAAGGTTAGTTGTGGTTGTATCAGCCATCTTTTACCTCATGCAGCTTGCTGCCATATTTCTGCTGTATCAGAAATTGGCGTCCATGTCTTGTTAGTATTTGCAACTTGTGTCCAAGTCTCAGACACAGCGGCAATCGGTGTCCAAGTCTCACTTGTGTCGGTCTGCGGTGTCCATGTTTCTGGGGTTACAGGAACAGGCTCCCACTTCCTGACAGCGTTACAGGTTAGCGTTGATGTCGCACTAATCGCAGCACTATCAGTAAACCGAATACCAGCAGCGATAGCAACAGCCGAAGTCGCAGTCAGAAGCGCGCCAGCGGAGTTAACCATCACCCCAGAGGCCGTCAGATCGCTCGTAGAGGCAATCTCAATGGTTGTCTGGGCATAACGCACACCAACAGCCGTAACGGCGCTGAGAGCGTTTATTTCAGCCGCTGCAAAGACGATGCGGTTAGCGTTGGCTGTGAACGTCGAGACTGCGTTAATCTCTGCCGCTGCGAATGTCGTGCGGGTTGCCGTGGCTGTAACGTCACTGGTTGCCGTGATGACAGCCGCACCGGGGATTGTCTTCTGCCCAACAGCCGTAACCGTAGATGTGGCCGCAATCGCAGACGCGCCAATCAGAACACGGACAGCAGATGCCGTTACATCGCTCGTCGCTGCAATAGCTGAAGCGCCGTTAGCGTAACGAATGGCGGAGGCGGTTACGTCACTGGTTGCCGCAATCGCAGCCGAGCCGTCGATAATCCTGTCGCCTGAAGCAGATACGGCAGAGGACGCGGTTATTACACCAGCGCCCTCAATTGCGTCTTCGCCGTAGCTTCCACGACCATAGAGGCCACTACCGTAGCCGGATGGAGCGCCAGCGGGATAAACCCCTGCGCCATAATTTCCGCTACCGTAGAAGCTCATCTATTAGTCCAGTGTGATGTCTAGGTCACCTGTCGGAATACGGAACACATCGCCGCTGGAAATGGTCTTAGATGTGGTCAACGCACCAGAAGCCAGCAAGTTCCCACCAGACAGAGCATCGCTGACACCGACATAGGTTACAGTCCCCCAGGAGCCAGTGGCTGTCGGAAACTCGATAGCAGCCGTGTTAGCAGCAGCATTGTTGGTAATCGTGAAAGCAGCCGATTGACGAGCATATGAGCCGCCAGACACTTCCGTACCCGTGTTTCCTTCGCCGGGATCAGACGTATAGAGGCCAACATACAGCGTTGCAGGCGCGGTGTAAGATGTGCCGCCAAAAACGTGCAGCATCACCTTGTTTTCGAGATAATTGGAGAACGACATTTATAGCTCCTTAGCCAAAAGACCGAATACGCGGCGTTAATTTGCTGCTGCCAATTCTAGCACGTTCGTCAGCAATTTTCATGTCATTAACAAGCGTTTGATAAAGGCCAGCCCAGACACCCGTGCGCTCATCTTCCTTCAGATATGGCGCAGACTGAACCAGTGTCGCGTAGAGATACACATCTGGGGCCTCTGTCAGCAGCCAGTTAGTCGGCGCTGCATCGCTCAATGACGGGATTTTAGCGTAATAGGTCAATTCACCCGTGTAAGAGCTATCAGGTGTCGGAAGAACCTGAAATTGCTGCCCAACCATCGTGTAAAACATGGGCTGGCCGGACGGAATGTAGATTTGGCTGTCTTCAGCAAGCTGCTCTGCCGTGACAAACTTGAGCGGCGTAATGGGATTTGTGTTCAACTGGAAGCGGATGTTCTCCAGCCAATCAGCAGGAACAGCAAAATACGGCGTATCCAGAGTTGCGTCTGCCCGTGTCACCATCTTGCGGTGACGGATTTGACGGTTCATCTGCGCTTCAGCAAGGGCGATGAAGTTAGGAATAGCAGAAGTAAGGTCGGAACGGTTCAACCAGTCCGCTACTGCCGTTTTCAACTCTGAATAGGTCGTAATAGCCATTAAATCGTTCCCGGCCTTGTGCGGAATGCTCTGTTGTCAGGGTCATTCAGCCATTTAGCGAGTGCCTTTTGATCCTGTAGGATGCCTTGGCGCTCAAGCTCGTAATACACTGAAAGTGGGATGGAGCCAACCTTAGTCCATTCTCCCCAACGCTCTGGTGCAGCGTTAAATTCGACTTTGTTGGCTTCAATGATGCCGGAAACGTCCTGCGTCTTTTGGATGACAGCTTCATCCTTGTCAGCATCATAGTGGAATTTCGTAACGATACCTGTTGTTGCTGTATCGTCAGAGATAATCTTGTCTGCCATTGTCCCTCCAAAGAGTTAGGGGAGAGGCCGAAACCCCTCCCCACACCCATCTTACGCAGTGGTCAAATCTGCACAAATGCCATGAGCCGCCTGGTTAGAAACCTTCAGGCCATACTCGACGAGCATCAGGCGCTTCTCAGCGTCACCCGTCTTGGCGAGTTCCGTCTGCTGGATCGGACGCAGGATGGCGAGCGAAGCATACTCAGGATCGACCACGAAAGCGTCACGAGCGCGCTGGAAGCGGTTCGGAACGATGTTTACAGTGCCGAAGTCCGACACATAAACGTCAGCCGCACCAATGATCTGAGCCTGCTGGCCAGCCGGAACGTCACGGAACTTCGTAGCGATACCGGAGAAGCCAGAAGCAGCCTGCTTGTTGAACGCGCCAACCATGAGCATCTTCGGCGTGCCGCCCGAAGTCCAGACTTCAGCGATAACGTTCTTCAGCAGCGTCTCGGTGAAGGCACGCTGAGTGCCGTCCGTGCGAGCAGCAGTCGGGGTTGAGCCAACAGTCGGGTCAGCACCACCCGTGCCGAAGTCGGTGTTGGTGGTCAACCAAGCAGGCAGACCAGCCGTGCGGCGTGCAGTCGTGGTGTTACCAGCAACAGCAGCTTGGTTAGCAAGCAGTGCGCTTTCCATGTCACGCTTCAGTTCCGAACCCATCTTGGCAAGCTGATAGGTCAATTCCGAACGACGACCAGCCTTGTCAACAGCTTCGAGCGTGCCGGAGATGATGACGTTCTTCGTGCTGATCTGCGTGTAGTTGCCAACGCGAGCAGTCGGCGTAACAGCTTGGAACGACGAAATGTCGTCACCTTCCAGCGCAGCGTTCGAAGCCGAAGCAGCAGCCAGAGCATCCGTCTGCCATTCGAAGTAGGTGTTCTTCACGTTCTCGCGGGAGATGTTCGAGATGAACGGAGTTTCTTCCGGCGAGATGTTGTAAATGACGTTCGACAGGTCTTCACGGATACCAACAGCCGAATAACGGGTGAAGGTGTTAGTAACAATAGCCATAACTTTAAGTCCTTAAATGAGTTTGTCCAAAAGAGCAGCCGCATCTGTAATGCGACCACTACGCACAAGGCGCTGAGAAGCTCTCTTTACCTCGGTTGAACGACCATTGACCTGTGAACCATTGCTACCGGGCTTAATGACCTTAGAAGCCTTCTTAGGAGCGTTCTTGGCCTGTTGCACCTTAGTGCGGCCCTTATCATACAGCATGGCTTTGCGGAGGAGTGCAACGTGACTTGCTTGGCGTAGACCTTCAACGTCTTGTTCGGTCAACCCCTGGGCCAATGCCCATTCACGAAGTTCCTTTGCCTCTCGAACCATCGTTTCCTGATTGCTCCACTCAGGGATAACATCAGGCAACTTGGCACGTTCAGCTTCCACAAAAGCCTGAATGGCTCGTGCTTGGTCGGTGGCTTGCTCCTGTGCGAGACGTTGCTGTTCAGCCTGAATGGCCTGCAAGCGATACGTTTGCTCTTCACGGGATTTACGCCACTGCCGTTCTAACCGCGCCGCCTCAATGGGGTCTTCGTTATAAAGAGTGTCCCAGTCAGGCTCTGCACTGGCTTGCTGCATCAATTGCTGCTGGAGCAAAGGCAGAAGTTCAGCGTATTGAGCGCGTTCTTGACGAATGGTTTCTGCTTCCGACTGAAACGCTTTACGTTCTTCAGCGAGAGCTTGCGCCTTTCGTGTGTAATCTGAAGTCCGAGAATAGCCATTCCGAAGCTCTGCTAGGGTGACTTCCACTTCTTCACCGTCAACTTTTACCTTGACTGTGACATCATCAGGAAGTTCCTGCGAGGTAGCTTCTTCCTCACCATCTTCTTCGTCCAGTTCGGCTTCTTCGTCATACTCGCCTTCGCCATCTTCCTCTTCTGAGGTTTCAGGTTCGTCTTCGTATTCCGCTTCCGCCTCACCCATTTCTGGGTCTAGCGCCTCAGCTTCGCCTTGGTTGTCCTCTTCAGGGCCTAGCAGTTTGCTGATGGCTAAGGTTGCTTCGTGGAGGCCGATCCCAGTATCGGGGTTGCCGACTTGTTCCGTCATATATCACCTTTTTTCATAAATGTTAATTCCTTGAGGCAAGCACTCCTGCTTCAAGGATTGCCTGTAGGCGTGCTTTCAAACGCTCTAGTCCTTTAAGCGTGTGAAACAGGTCCGAGCGGTGCTGGTCGTCACCTAGTGCGGTGGTGCGCCA